CCTACTTCTCAAGAAGATTTGTTAATTAGATTTTCTGAACAAGAGAATATAAATATTTATACAATTGAAGCTACTAACACAGCTGGTTCTCAAAGACTTCAAGATGGAACTAAAATTATGGGAGCTATTTCTGCTAAAGAAAATATTCTAGTATGGACTGATAATGCTTTATACACTATGAAATTTGTAGGTGCTCCATTTACATTTGGATTTGAACAAGTAGGAACTAACTGTGGATTGATTGGACAGAACGCCGCTATTGAAATTGATGGTGTTGCTTATTGGATGTCTAACAATGGTTTCTTTTCTTTTGATGGTACAGTTAATACTTTACCATGTTCAGTTGAAGATTATGTTTATGATGATGCTGATACAACTAAAGGTCAACAAGTATGTGCAGGGATTAATAATCTATTTACGGAAGTTACATGGTGGTACCCAACAGCCGGATCAGATTTTAATAATAGATATGTAGTTTATAATTATGGTCTAACAAATGAACAAGTTCCTATGGGTAATTGGTATACAGGAACTAATACTAATTCAATTAGAACAACTTGGATTGATTCATTAGTTTATCCTAAACCTTATGCAACTGCTTTTGATAGTAGTGGTACAGGTACATTCCCAGTTATTGGTGGGGAAACTGGATTAGGTAAAACCGTATTTTTTGAACATGAAATAGGAACGGATCAAGTTAATCCCGATGGATCTACTACAGCTTTAACTTCTTTTGTAGAATCTTTTGATTTTGCATTACAAACTGATCAAGGTATTGGAGAATACTTTTTATCTATGGGTAGATTTTTACCTAACTTTAAAAACTTAATAGGAAATGCAGTAGTCAATGTATCGGTTACTCCTTTTCCAGCTCAAGCTAATACCGCTGCTTCTTATAGTCCTTTTACAGTTGACACTTCTACTACATTTGTTAGTACTAGAGCACGAGGAAGGTATGCAGCTATCAAAATAGAAAATACAGGATCGGGACAAAGTTGGAGGTTTGGAACTTTTCAAGCTGATCTTAAACCAGATGGTAGAAGGTAATGACAAAGATAGCAGTAAGATTACCTGAACCAAAAAAAGAATATACAGAAGATAACCAAAGACAAATTAATAGATCGTTTTCTTCTATAGTAGAACAACTTAACTCTACATTTTTAACTCAGTTAAAAGAAGATTCAGAGAGATACACATGGTTTGGACTAGGATAATATGGCTAATATATATTTAAACGCAAAAAAAGATTTAACAACTAACACAGTTACTACTTTATATAGTGTGCCTTCTAACTCAAGAGCTATTGTAAAGTCTCTTTTAGTATCAGAAGATACTAATACAGCTACTACTATTACTGTAGATTTATTTGATGCCGATCCTTCAACAGGTAATAAGTTTAACTTATTTAAAACCCAAGCGGTATCGGGTAATGAAACTTTACAACTTTTAACGGAACCTTTAATTATGTTAGAAAATGAAGTAATCCAAGTAACCGCAGCAGATGCTAATACTTTGCATGTGGTAGCGTCCATACTAGAAATTAATAGAGAGGATAGATAATGACAATTGTCGCACAAGAAGAAGAAATTAAATATGAAACAATAGATGGTAAATCAGTCTTAAAATATAAGCCTAGAGTAGAACTTACTATTATACATACCGAAACTGGAAGGGAATATTTATCAGAAGAGGAAGCTAAAGCCGATGTAGATAGCCCCCATACAGATACTAAACAAGAGCATATATCTAAGAGCGTACATGTTAAGGTAATTGGGCTTCCGATAGGCGCCGATACAAACATAAAGTAGATTGACTGGAAGGAAAAAACGAAGTAAAATGGTTGATACGAGCTTACATACAAGAGTTGCGACCTTGCTTTTCAATAATATAATAGGAAGATAATATGGGATTTTTTTCAGGCATACGTAAAAGAATTAAAAAGATAATACCAAAGGAAATACGACCTTTTGTACCTTATCTAGCAGCAGGGATGATACCTGGCGGTGCTCTGGGTTTAGGGAATTTAGCTCCGTGGATGCAAAAAGCAATTATAGCAGGTGGTACACGAGGGCTTACTGATGATGAAGCAGATTTAAAAGACATTGGAATTACAGCCGCATTAGCTGGAGCCCCAGCAGGATTAGAACAATATGGTGGATCGGGTATGATGGGCGCCGACTATGCTAAGCAAGCTTCAGACTATTTAGGTAAGCAAGCTGCTTGGAAAATTATGGGAGCACAAGGTGCAGTAGATGCAGGAATAAAACAAGCAGAATTAAATGAAGACGCATTGGAAAGATACAATAGAGAATTATTAGAACAAGGGATCGCGGATAAAGCAGGAAGAAGATCTGCTATTAGAAAAATTTATGAAGGTACTGGAACGTGGGACATGGATGAAGTTGATGAAATGTTAGACACATATGGATACAGAACAGGTGGAAGAGTTCCTTATGCAGCAGGAGATATGGTTACAGCTGATTCAGCAGAAGTAATATCGAAAGTTCCTCAAGCTCAACTAAATCAGATTCAAGGTAATCAAATGGCTGAAGAAGCTTATCAACAAATATTTCAAAAGTTTATGGAAAGATTTCCAGGACTTGCAACCGGTGAAGAAACTATAGAAGAAATGATTGCAATGCTTCAAGCAGAAGAGGTAATGGACACTCCAGGACTAGGTCTTTTAGGAACTGATGCAGCTATGGATATGATTACTCCTGAAAGTGCAGGCGCTAGTACAAGAAGAATTATGATGGGTGATACACAATGGGGAGATTTTACAGACGTAGAAGAAAAAAGAAACGGCGGAAGAATTGGGTATCAAGGAGGAATAGGCCCCAACCAGGGTTCCCCTTCTCTTATGGCTGAAGCGATTACCGATACAGAAGTTGAAGATGCTTATGGAGTATCCCTATCAGATGATGCTCTTGAACAGAATATAAAAGAGATGGTAGAACAATCAGATAGTGGAGAACATTTTCCATCCACGGATGCAGACTTTCTAGCACTAAAAATAATAAGTAATAAACATAAGGTCGATTTGGAAGTTGTTATACAAATAGCTCAGAGGATTAACTCCATGCGTCCACGTCAACAGCTGGCTGATAGATATGCGTCCGCTCAAGAAGGAGAAATTAGCGGAAGAATTGGTTTAGATGGGGGTGGAATGCCGTGGGAAAAAAGAAGTTCTTTTAAAATAAAGAAAAAGAAAAAAGGAAAAGGAAAAAAAGTATTAGATAAAAAGACGGGAAAATGGATGTTTAGAAACAAAGGTGAAGACTATGAGACTTTTACCGATTCACTTGACTACGCTAAACAAGGTTTAGATAGGTTAGAAGAAGAAACAATTAAACCATTACCAATTAGAGAATTAAGATTAGCAAGTGGTGGTGATGTTGATGATGAAGTTATGGAATTCGATGAAGAAATTATTACTCCAGATTATTTAATGAAAGAGGAAGGTGTTAACATTGGGGAACAAGTATCTAGTCCAGGTGTATCCGATTCTTTAAACGAATTATCTTTAGAACTATTTGGTAAACCAATATTTGAATTAACACCCGACCAATTTGATATGCTTAGAGACGAAGCTGAAAGATTAAGACAAAAATTTGCATCTGCATATTCCCAAGACGAAATGGATATGTATGAACAATACAAATATGACATGAACGAACAAATGCCAGGCATGCCTATCATGAGTATTGATGAGTTTTTACAAATGGAATTAGGTGCAGCTAGAGCAGGTGTTGCTAGTGGTGGACTAATGGATTTAAATCCAAGTGACGATGTAGAAGTCATGGATGCAGAAGAAATTCTTACTCCAGATTATTTAATGAAAGAAGAAGGTGTTGCGATTGGTCCTATGGCAGGTGGTGGAGACAGAGGTTGGAGAGCTCAAATGTTAGCAGAAAAATTAGCAGAAGAACAATATGGAAAAGAATTCTATGATCTTTCACAGGATAAACAAATGGAAATTTATACTATTGCTTTAGATATGATTGATAGTGGAGGGATGAAGAAAGGTGGCAAAGTAATTAAATTTAGACCTAAAGAAATTAAAGTATTTGGTAAATCAAAAGACTATCCTGGTATTAAAGAAATTATAAGAAGATCTAAACTTAGAGATAAACAAAGAAGTGGAAAAGCTGAAGGCGGACTGATGAATCTTGGTGGTAATGAAATGGATTTAAGAGGTGGTGGATTTGTACCTTTAGGTGCAAAAGAAAGAGCAGATGATGTACCTGCAAGACTTTCTAAAAACGAATTTGTAATGACAGCAGATGCAGTAAGAGGCGCTGGTGGTGGAAGCGTTCAACAAGGAGCTGACTTAATGTATAATCAAATGAAACAATTAGAGGCAAGAGGATAATGCCAACTACAACAACACGACAACTTAGAGAACCCTTTGTAGAAGCCGCTGGTCTCGGTATAACTAATAAAGGTTTAGGCCTATTAGGTAAAAGTATTCCAACATCTACTTATACAGGTAGACAATTTGTAGCTGATCAATCAGCTTTAGAAAAACAAGCAGCTGCAGCTGCAGCTAATCTTGGAACTTTATTAGGTCCCCAAGCTTATCAACAATTTGAAAGTCCATACCAACAAGAAGTAATTGATACCTCTCTTGCAGCTATGGAAAGAGAACAGGCTAAAGGTCTTGGTGCATTAAGAAACCAAGCAGTTAGAGCTGGAGCTTTTGGTGGTGGTAGAGAAGCTGCGATGATGGGTGAGTATCAAGCATCAGCAGACATGGCTAGAGCAATGCAAGAGGCTCAAATGAGAGAGCAAGGTTACAACCAAGCTAATCAACAAGCACTAGCACAACTACAAGGACAACAAGGTTTAGGTACATACCAAACTCAACTAGGTGGTACACAAAGACAAATTAATCAAGGTCAACTAGCAGCCGATCAAGAAGCAGCTAGAGAAACAGCCTTTGCAGATTACACACAACTAGGTTTAGTTGCTCCACAACTTGCATCAGTAATTGGTGGATTCCCAGCAGCTACACAAATGCAATCAACACCTCCTCCAAGCACAACACAACAGTTACTTGGATTAGGAATTGGTGGTGTGGGTTTAATGGGAGCGGCTAAAGGATTATTTAAATAATGAGCAGAATTTTAAGACGACCAATGTTTAGAGGTGGCCGTGTCGAGAGACGTGGCGGCGGAATTTCTCAACTAAGATCAGGTTATGACATGGGTGGTGAAGTAGAAGACTACATGGAAATTTTAGAAGCGGTTAGAAAATCTAGACCAGACTTACCTGAGAAAAAAGGAATGAGTGTCGCTGACTATTTAAGAATAGCAAGTGCTGGCGCAGATATTATGGCTGCTCCTAGTGAAGGAAGTGGTATTGGTGGAGCTTTAAGATCAGCAGCTCCTGCGTTATCAAATTTAGGTACAGAAATGGCAGGGAGTCTCGATGCGAGAACCGCGGCTAGAGCTGACCTATTAGCTAACGAAGAGACTGCAATCACAGATATTGCTTCAGCTATCATGAAGAGTAGAAATTACAGACCGGACCGTGGATTTGCTTT